TATGACTAATCCAAACACTTTTATGAAGAACCACACTCTAAAACTTCTTATGGAAGATTTGGAAAAGGTGGAACAAGAAGCAACAAAAATCCGCAATCAAATCAGTAATGTCCTAAAACTCAAAAATGACTGAACCAACAGATACAGAAATCCTTGAGTTTCTACTCAATCAGTTCAAATCACATTCTCTCAAAATGAATGGTGAGAGTGGATGGGTGTTTATTAATGGTGGATTTCCTATGAATAGAGCAAAAGGTAGAAGTGCTCGTGATGCTGTGATTACTGCTATGAGAGAACAACAAGAAAGTATGCGAAAAATGACTAATTTTTCCCCTCCTTCATAGTTGAAAGTTCTATGACTCTTGGAACTCTTTCTCCATTGATCAATAAACTACTGCCACTTTCACTCATCCCATTGGCCTTTTTTTCTACTGGTGTGTATGCGCAGCAAATTAACCAATTTGGCGTTTGCACTCAATACCAAGAGGTTTACACCCCTGGCGGATATGATCGCTATGGAAACTATTATAGTGGCGGGGTAAGTGTGCAGTCCTTCAATGTCCCTTGTAGTGGCTTAGGAGGAGGAGGAGGCGGGTATTATGGCCAATCCTACGGAAGAATAACAAACCCAAACTGCAATCCCATTAGGACTATTTTAGGCACCGTTTTAGGCGGGGCAATTGGCCGCTCTATGGCAAGTACTAATAACAATCGTAATAACAGAGGCTGGGCGACTGCGCTCGGGGCATCCATCGGAGGACTTTCATTTGCCTGCTAATCACGAAGAAGCCTTTGAGGATTGGTTTAGTGGCCTATATGGTTCCTACTCGTTACGCTCTGAATGGTTTTACGGGGATTGCGACATAGAAGACAAAAATGTTCGCAAGGAGCAGTTACGTACGTGGCTCCAAGCCGCGTTTGTTTCTGGTGGTGCCAGTTGTGAAAGTGGCACACCACCGCCCCCCTAGGGCGGCATTTAGGAGTAGAATGGTTATATACGACCATCCCTCCTCAATGTCTTTTGAAGAACGTCTTGTAAAATCCAGAGTAAGACTGTTAAAAAAGTCGCCGTTTTTTGGGACACTGTTGCTTAATGCTCAGCACAAAATCACTGAAGACGTTCCCACCGCGGCCACCGACGGGCAAACACTGCTCCTCAATAGGGAGTTCATGGAGGCGCAAAGTCAGCCCCATTTTGAGTCTGTTCTCCTTCATGAGATACTGCACATGGCCCTTGAGCATGTGGGACGCATGAAGGATGTTTTTATGTCCGACCCGATGACGGCGAACATTGCCGCGGACATTGTCGTCAATGGGATTATTACGGATAATGGTCTGGAGTTGCCTAAAGACGCCATCTCTGACAAAGAACTTAAGCATCTTAGCGTACGTGAAATCTATAACATCCTACGCCAAAAGCAACAAGGCCAGCCCGATTACCTCAAGGGAAAGTACGGAGATGGGGGCGATGGCGTTAACCAATGCCTCCAGCCCGGGCCGGCCAAGAGTGGCCAAAAAGACGGGAGCAATAAACCAATCAACTGGAAAGATATTCTCAACAAAGCGGCCACCATTGCCAGGACAAAATCCTACGGATTGGAAGGCGCGGGCCTCAAGCGCATTTTCAATGACCTCCTCGAGCCAACCATTAACTGGAGAGACGCTCTGTATAAGTATATTACTGCCTCTCGTACTGACTTTGAAGGGTACGATCGCCGATTCATTCACTCAGGCCAATACCTCGACGATCTCGGTGGCGGGAGGATTAAGATCATGGTTTTTATGGACACCTCCGGTAGCGTAGATGAAGAACTCCTTGGTGATTTTATTGCCGAACTTCGCTTTGCCATCAACGCCCTTCCACAAATTTCCGGCGAGATGTGGTACTTTGATACAGAACTCTATCCCCAGGGCAATGTAGAAGAGATCTTGGGCACTCCTAAACTCCAAGGTGGTGGCGGAACGTCCTTCACTGAGCCCCTCCGCCAACTCCATGGGTCCCTAGAAGACGACGCTACTACACAGACACTAGGCATCATCTTCACCGATGGTTATGCCCGCTTAGATAATCTTATTGAGCCGGATTGCCCAGTAATGTGGTGCATTAGTCCAGGTGGCGTCGATGACAAAGCCCTACCTTTCGGGGAGGTGGTTAGGATTATAAAGTGATAGTTTAAAGTATTATTATCAATAGTATTAAGCATGGCAGATTCAGCAGCATTTGAAAATGGTTGGAAGGTTCCAGAACACGACCACCAGGTTCGTACAGGCGCAACAGCGACTCAGGGTCCTACCCTAGTAGTATATAGAAAAGGCGGGGCTGGGGGCTATGTTGTTGCCACTGAGACTCTTACCTACGACGCCAATGGTAATGTATTGACCAGGGGCATTGATTGGGCAATCGACGTCTTCATGTAGTATCTGTACACCACATCGAATCTATGATATGATGGTAGGAGAAATCCTACCTCTTTTTGTATGCCAGAATTGGTAAAATTTATTCACTGCACCCCTGAGGCCGAGCACCTCATCACCGATATGGCCAGGGTATCAGCACCCCAAAACCAGGGGAATTATGATACAGCGCCAAGGCTTATCAAATATCTTATTAAGCACAAGCACTGGAGTCCGTTTGAGATGGCCACTATGTGCGTTGAGATCAATACCACCCGGGACATTACCGCGCAAATAATCCGCCACAGAAGCTTTTCTTTCCAAGAGTTTTCGCAGCGTTACGCCGATGTAAGAGAGTTAGGTGACATCTCCGTTCCAGAACTTCGTCGCCAAGATGAAAAGAACCGCCAGAATTCTGTTGCCGATCTAAACCCTGAGCTGGTAAAAGCGTTTGAACAACGAATCAAAATGCACTTTGACGAAGCCGTAGAGCTTTATGGAGACATGTTAGAGGTAGGAATTGCAAAGGAATGTGCCCGTAAAGTCCTTCCTGTCAATTCTCCAAGCCGAATCTACATGACTGGTTCTCTTCGTTCTTGGATGCACTACATCGATCTACGATGCTCTAATGGCACACAGAAAGAACACATGGATATTGCCAACACCGTGGCTGATATTTTTGCCGAACAATTCCCCTCCATCTACCAAGCCCTAGAGGAGATTAAAGGTGAACCCGAACCCCAACTCGAGCCTTATGTCATCCCACCACAAAAAGAAGCCCCCGAGCCCATAAAGACCCGGAGGCAAAGGATTGGGGCGTGGTTTATGAAAACCGTTTTTGATCTCTAAATCAAGAGAGATAGAGATTTTTAAGCGTAATTAGAAACTCTGGAGTGTTAATTTCACCAGTTTCTACAGCGACCCTAATTTTTTCTGCAATAACCATCTCTTTCTCGCCAATAGCTCCGTCTGCCACTTTTTGCACAGCGATTTGTGGCAACCAGCGCTCGGAAACTAACTTAATGGCCTTGTTAACTTCATCGGCGGTTAGTTTACCGTCGGCAACAGTAGAGATGATTAACCCTACTACTTTTTCAACGTCAGCGCCTTTCCATCCGGCGACACTAGCATCGAGGATTGGATCGAGGACGTTATAAATGTTTTTGATAGAAGGTCCAACTTTACTGAGCAGGAGTCTATCAGAGATTTTATTCCATCCTGCTAAAACAGCGCCAAAAGCGGCCCCAGCAGCTGCGGAAATAATCCCTGGAAGTATTTGTGTGGTGAACCAAGTGGATAGCATCGGAATGTCCTCCGTAATGATAATGTAATCTACAATTGTCTTTAAACTTGCACGTTGTTATGCAACCGCTGAACAAACCCCTCCATTCTGTGACAAGGGCATAAACGCCCCGCCCCGCTTTGCCACGCCACCCCGCCCGCCCGTGCAAAAGGCCCGGCCACACTGGGGAGGAGGGCGCCAGGAAAACTCCGCTATTTTGGCTCTACTAACTACTCAATCCGCTAGTAAAATTAACTCGGCCCCCTTATATACTTTGCCCCCTCTGGTAGTTTTTGAATATAAACCAGAATAACACCACCCGTACCCCCTGGCCCTGGTAAAATTGGAACCCTATAATCTTTGCCATCTGAAAGCTCATACACTCCCCCCGCGCATATCACCCATCCCGAAGGAACTTTGCCCGCATCACATAAAATTATTCCGTATGCGGGAACTGTTGAAATGACGTTACTAACCCCTTCGATGAAAAGATTGCCTTTGGAAAATGTCGGCACCTCATCGCAGTCAATGGGGTCGGTGGGGGCATAGAGTTTTAGTGGCCCAGAGACATGGCCCTCTCCCTGCTCATCTATGAAAAGGGCGAGCCTAGTGGCCTCTACAAATGTCTCGGAGTCCTCGGCCAATGGATCGAGTGGGGCAAGTG